GAAAGGGAGATTCTAAATACCATACGACCATCTGCTGGACTAATATCATAATCTCTAAGGAATTTTCCCGCTTTTACTTGGTTTAGAAAAAACTTTGCTACCTTATTATACACAGAACTTAAACCCTCAATTTGCAATTCAGTTTGCTTATCACTTTTAAGTTCTTCAAATATACTTAATACTTCTGCTTGTAATTTACTAGGTTTCATAATCAATAAATATATACACACAAAAAAAAAACTCCCACGAAGGGAGTTTTTTTAAAAGAAATTACAACTACTAGATTTTAGTATTGAAGGATTGCATAATCATATGCAATTGTAAGTGAAACTTCAAGAGGTTCTCCATTTGTCCAATCTACAGTACCAAAGTCAACTGCTGTACAGAATGCTCCTTTTACAGTCCATTCTTCAACTTTATCACCGACTGGTCCTAAAAGATTGATCGTAAGGTCTTTCTTGTAGAAGTCTGCGTAACCATTTCTACCGGTAACAGATTCGTGCGAAAGACGAATCCATTCCATTGTTGCTTGAGAAGCACTTGGAACTACCGGATCATAAAGTGTCATTGTTATATCCTGCCACTCTGCTTTACCACCACGAATCTTTCTTTTGATGTTGATGTGGTCAAGTGTGACGGGATCGATATTAAGGGAAGGACGAGTAACACTCTTGATAAGATATGCTGGTACTCCGTCCATATACATAATGAATCTATTTTGCGTTTTTGGTTCGAACGCAGTAAAAAACATTTCTTCGTTTGCTATTACTTCTGCCATTTTTTAAGTTCTCCAATTATAGGTTGTATTTCTTTCGTATAAATATTGATTAAAAATTCAAAAACTTGTTTTTTCAATCATCTAATATAAATAGTTGCTAAATAAAAAATATATTTATTTATCTTTTCTTAATTTCTGTCCTACCAACTTTGCCGAACCATATAATACTGCTCCGACAAATTGAAATGATTGTGGTCCTGGCCAAGGAAACGATAGCCCAATAACACCAGTTGCAAACAACATAAGTAAAGCCATTCCATCGGGTCCTGCAAACAATGTTGATAATGTAAATCCTCCCGCAAGTGCTAATAGCATATCGGCCATATCAAAATCATAATCTGCGTTACCAGTGAATGTCATATTTAACCAAATGTAAATTAGAATACCGGCAACGGCAAATCCTGCCATTCGTTTAGTCTTGGGATGTTTTGCAAGAAACGCATCCAAGTCTTTAAGTTTTTCTTCCGTCCACTTACCGACTTTAGTACTTGCTACATATTCACCGATTGCCTTGATTACTTCTTTATATGCCTTAAATCCTTTTTTGACCAAACCAAATAGATATTTCATACTGAATTTTATTTTAGCAAAAAATTTGAATACCAATTTGTTCATAAATAATTTAACCATATCTGTTAACTTTACTTTTACAAGGTCTTTCAACTCGGTTAAGAATGACCATATTTTTTTAAGGCGACTCGGAATAACAAACTCTTTTAAAATAGAATTTTCAGAATCTAGTTTATTTTCGTTTACAAAATTACAAAATTCTTTGTATTGCAATTCGTGTAAAATTTCGGTAAGACGCATTTCCATATCAAATAAATATATATCTACACAAAAAAACCCCTTCCATAAAGAAGGGGTTTTTTGTTTTTTGTAATTTGTTTTTAACGGATCAACCGAAACTTGCTCCAGTTGGTGTGATGTTGAAGTCAAGAATGACATACTCAACTGCACGTGCTGGTTGCAAGAAGATTTGACCATACAGAATGTTTCTGTCAATTAAATCAGGTGTATTGTTTGACTCATCCATGATTACACGGAAAGCATACAAACCTTGTCTTTGTTGAACTGCTTCAAGGTATGGATTAACAATCGCATTAAAACGTTGACGGGTTGCAGCCACATTTTGTTCAAAAAGAAGGTAACGTGATGTACTCGCAATAAACTTCTTTAATGTGATAAGCAATCTACGAACATTAATCCTATCCAATGCCGATGCACGGCGTTGAAGAGTCTTTTGTCCGAAAGCAACAATTCCTTGACCAGGAAACGCAGCGATTGGATTAACTTTACCTTCGTACAATTCGTCACGTTCTGCAAATGTCAATCTATCCATAACACTAACTGCTTGTTCAAGACCACCACGATTTAAACCGGCAGGTGCAAACCACTCAGCAGCGGTTTTGTCATTGGCAGAGTAAACCGCAGGCATAATAGCACTCGGTGGATATGCTTGCAATACGTTTGTAGCAGGATCAATAATCTTAACCCAAGGATAATAAGTAGCGGCATAACTTGAATCAATTGTAGATGCTTCTGCAACTGCGTCAGATACTTTGCCCGGTTGACCATATGCGGATACCACATCAAGAATGTAAAAACAATCTTCACGGGTTTCACACAATGTAACTCCGTCATTGATTACTGCTCTGTGCAGATCAAGTGAAAGACCAGGTGTTACCAAAAGATTGATATCGAACTCGTCTTGATTACTTAATGCGTTGAATGCTTGTTTGTATGCTCGTGAACCAAATGATGTTGATTTTGAACAATCTAATCCTTGAACATTGTTTGGAAGAATATCTTCTCCAAGCAAGCATAATTTTACAGGAGAGTGACCATTATCACCACCTTGGAATCCAACCATAAATCTACGATGACCACGGGCGGCAAGTTCTTCTGAACCAGGTGCTGGATTTACAATGGCAGTTAATACTTCAGTTTCACCAGTTGTAGAATTTTCACGGGTTGTTACTTTCGTAATAACTCCATCAATTTCTTCAAGATAACTTTGTGGATCATCAAGATAAAAACCAGTTCCAGCATTTCCTGCATTTTCAGGAATTGGAGAAAACAATTCTTTAGCATCAAAACGACCTTCTGGAAGTTTCAAAATTCCATCCGGAGAAATTTCGTTGAAAACAAGACCACTGAAAAATCTTCCAGGTACATTTTCGTACATAGATGCAGCTGAATAGTCTGGTTCGGGTAAATCAATTTCACCTACTGGTGAAGAATAAGGTCCGTGACCATAAGGCATACATTGTCTTGGTGCATTTGCATTCAATGGCATTTCTACACGAATCCAATTACTTCCATTTCCATAATCACCTCTTTCAACGATTTTACCACGTGGATTGATGTATGTAAAACGATCACCGATTACACGTGGAAGATAAAACGGACTCAACGGATCAAGTGTACATCCTCTAAAGTCTTCACGAACATCCATTGTTTTATCGTCATCAAAGAATCCACGAACCATAACATCAAATGTTCCGTAATCAGTATCTTCTAATGAACCAGGTGTTTTTACATTATGAATCGCAACTTTGATTTCAGTATTTGCGGAAACACCATAACTTCTTGTGAAAAATCTGAACAACTCGTAACGAGCTCCACTGATTTCTTGTGACATAATAAATGGTGTATTAGCAGGACGAAGTGCGTGTTTACCACCAGCTGCTCCGTCATAAGGTGATGCATCATTTGCATCAAAGTCACCATCACCATCTTTATCAGTTTCTTGGAAGTTCAAGTAATCATCACTTGCATTTACATCCAATGTAAATGTTGCACCATTTTGCATTAAATTGAAAATCTTTGCTTGTGTGTTTTCAAAATATGATTCAAAATAAGCAGGTTTTACGTTCTTTTGTGCTGAACGACCAAATATATTGTGAATACTATCTGCATTATTTGTGTTCATGTGAAATGTAAATTCTGCGTCATCAGATGACCCACCACGTAACATAATAGTTGCAGTTGGTGAATCAGCACTTACCACAACAGACGATGCAGGTGAACCATTTTCCATGAATGATGAACCTAAAAATCCAACACTCGTTGCATCAGGACCTGCTTCTGCGATTGTTACCCGTGAAATTAAAGCACCGGTTGTTGGACTTGCTTCTAATAAAGTGTTTGCAAGAACACCTATCAACATTGGTTCAGATGTTATTTCTCCTTCTGAAATTGGTTGCTCATATATGTCAAGTGCGCCTTCGCCAAGACTTCCTGAGTTGTATGTTGCCGTAAGGGCAAGTGCTTTATCTACTTTCCAACCTTCTAAATCACCGATACGAACGATTGTTACAACTCCTTGGTTGATTAAATACTCACGTGCGGTGTATGGTTGATAGTATTTTCCTTCTGCTACACCAAACAAATCTTCTAGTTCTTGAACTGAACGTACGATTGTTGGTGAAAATGCTGGTCCTTTTGAAAAAGGTCCAATCACTGCTCCTCCGATTTCTGAAATACCTTCTATGAGGTATGTGGAATCGATTTCGTTGGTAAATACTGCTGGACTTACTAATCTTTCTGCCATCTGTTGGGTTCTCCTTAAATTAGGTTGTTATAGTTTTTCATCAAGTTTAGGTGACTTTTTCATAAATATACTTTAAAAATTCTC